ATTTAGGTGGACTTTTAAGTTCCTGATCCATTATTGGTTCAGCTAAGGGGATTTGTTGCACTTCTTCGGTTCCTATTAGTTCCTGATCGCCTTCGTGGTCCACTACGATTGCACGTTTACTTTCAATGACCAGCTGGTTGTATGGTCCTAATGCCATCAACTCATCTATGGTAGTGACTTCTGATAATTCAGCCATGAAAGTATCAATGTCGAAATCGTCGATTAGTTCCATCATCCAGTCTTCTCCTATATTTACAAATTGATCGACTGGATCATACTGTGACCAATATGACTGGAAGGCGTTCTGTTCACGTTCACACAGCTTTCCTCCAATTTGTTTCCACCTTTGTAGATAGATGGAAAATATGGGTGTGTTTCGATCCGTGAACCAAATGGAAGTCAACTTCTGAGCTAGTTTTTCACTAGGTGTTAAGTTAACTGGTAGGTTAGGGCAGACGTGTAATTTACTCAGAGCTCTGATTATGTCAGTGCAGCTGTTTGGGTCTCCATTCCACAAGTCGGGTCCATACAATCTGGAGAAAAAGTTCACTCCAGGTGCGCCCCGTATGTACACATCGGATGTGATGACATGGCCCCAGAAAGCGGCAGCCTTAACAGCCTGCTCGTTTTCTAGATCCGATACTAACGTGTCATCTCCTCCTAAGATTAAGTCAGTCGATAGCTTGGCAAACGCCTTATCCAATGTGTCGTCGTTAATATGTCCACCTAATTTATTTACAAATGCGGTGAAATTAATCAACAAATTATCGAACGTATTGAATATGGAAGTGAGTGGATGCCCACTAGCCCATGCCAATCGGGTGCAGAAGAATGTGAATAAAATGTCATCAAAAGCGGGTGTTACTCCTCGCGTGTTGATGTCACCTCCACATAACTCATAAATCTCATCCCTCATTTCGGGAAACAGTTTCTGCAATAAAATTAAGTTAAATGTTCGCGTCAAGATGGTCTTGCGACCATCCATCCTTGAGAAATCTGTACAATTTATGAATCGGGCCTTCTTAGCTATTCTAGCTATTTTCCTTCCGATTTTGGCTGGGGTTTTTCCAAATGCGTACCATGAGAAACGCTTAATCCATGTGGAAAGGGGATACATTATCTTGCTCCAAGCAAGTTTATCCGCCGGTTTAAGAGTGCTTATTATCCTTGGATCCTTAGGTGCTCCATAAGCTTCTTTCTTGACAAACATCGAGATAAATGTTCTATTACTATTAGTATATATAGCATTCTTTAGAATTTGTTGTTGTTGCGGTCTCGGTTGGTTGTCAAATACAACATCATCATCAGCTGGATATAAATGTGAATCGTCGGGTCGTGATGCGATCAAACGATCCACCAATCCATATATCAACTGGTAGTGTCTTTCAGTCACAACATATTTCCTGTCTTGCAGTTGAGTAAGTCTTCCCTGTATTGCAGCTTCAGCGTTTTGCAACGTGTTAGCTGGAGAGAAGGCTTTGT